TGTTCCGCAGCAGCCTAAGCCACCCGTCCGGTGCAGGGCTTAACAGCACCGCCACCAAAATTGACCCAACGCCGGAACCAGACGCAAGTTATCTGCACAGTGGGATCGGGCATTTGGCATGTACGGGGGCGACGACCTCAATCACAAGGCCATATATCAGTGCATTGCCAGACTATGTTCCAAACATGAATTACGACACCGGCTGGACTGTAAACGTTTGGGCGAGATTAGAGGCGTACAATGGCGGCATTTTGGGTGGGCACGGGAACAACTATTTCAAAGTTAATGCGACCAACACCATCTATGTTCGTGGCAATCACAGCCCAAACAATATCAAGTTTGACGAAACAGCGGCGGCGATGAACGGACTTAGGCAATGGAATCATTTCGTTCTTCGGTACGACCCAAACCAACCGATAGCCGCTAGGTACAATTTGTTCGTTAACGGGCAGAAAAAGGCTGCACAAACAGTGCTGACCAGTGTGCAAGCTGGCAACTCGTGGGCAATTGATCGAATTGCACGTTATGGGCAAACAGGTCCGTTGTTGAATGGCGATGTCAAGGATGTCCGCATGTATAGCGAGCTTTTCAGTGATGCCGAATGCGAGGCCATGTACGCATCCAAGTTTCCAAGCAGCGACAACCTGGAGGCTCATTGGCCGTTCGGATCACACACAGGAGATGTCAGCGGGAACGGTAGGCACCTAATTCCACAAGACAGCACAGCCATTCCGCCAAGAATTGACCCAGCAAACTTTGGAGGTGAAACGTATCTGGGCGAAGCATTATTTGACTATGGCGATTATGCCACATTAAACTGGGTTTGGAACGTAAACAATCAATTTAATGAGGGGTTCGACATTAGTTTTACAATGTCAACCAACGGGACAACCGCATGGGGTCAGGGCGTTTTGTGGGGAGGCAATGACCAGCCGGTATTCTATATTCGAACCGATGGATCATTGCGAGTTTACCTTGACCAGTTTACCGCAGCGACAGTTGCGACTGGACTGGACGATGGAGTTCGCAGAAGGATCAGGGTAGTGTTCGGACAAGACAATGGCGGGACAAGTACATTGCAAGCATACGTTGACGGAGTAGCACAAACACCGGCCACAGTTGCGTCACCAATGCCAGCGATGAATACCTCCTTTGCCACAATTGGGATGCACTCTGGGGGAGGCAATTCTTTTGCAGGGACGCTAAGCGATTTCAGCATCTCATTAAACGGGGGAACGGCATACGAATTTCCGCTGGCAAGAGACGCGAACAGCACGGACGGAACGTATGTTGGCACCTATGCAAACGCAAACACAAAGCCATTATTTCGGAGTCGTGACTCATCCAACATTGGGATCGGATCGGTCCGAGAATATCCAAGCACAGCGGTGAGCAGCGATAAACTTATAAGTCAAATTAAGACAAAAGGATATTGAGATGACAAAGGTATTAGCAGAGGTAGATGCTGTTGGTGTGCTCGCACGCCCGACATTGCCGGTAGAGGCCGGCGGCGGCCCCAACCCGTTTTTTGACCTGCAAACGTTTCTTATTAGCACTCAGGGCAACTGGCAATCAAGTGCAGTTTACAGGGGTGGTGTTACTGCAATTGCAGCTTTGGTTTCACGCGCAGGAGGTGTACAGCCATTTGGGGGCGAAACATATATTACTCCTGACTTTTCGGGTTCTAGGATTTCTACGGACAACCTTGTGCAGGCATTTGCGTTGTTTGAGACATTAGGCTTGTATTTTGAAATTGTTGCCTACCCAGCATTTGTTGCAGTTCCAGACGCAGCATACGATGACAACGTTCCTACGTACATGCCGAACAGCGAAACTCCGAGCGACCCAAATGATCCTGACTCTCCAACGATTAATACAACTTGGAGGGAATGGAAGGATGCAACACATGAGCATTATTCGTACGAGGAAATTAATTATGTCCCGCTGTGCTCCGATAACTTTTCTTCCTATGTTTCTGGCAGCTTAGCAGTTGAACTGCTAAATGACGGATTTGACGTTCAGCAAATGCAAGATTGGCCAAATGCCGAAGAGTTAGACGTTCAAGTCTAGCACGCTTGGGTTTGCCGGCAATAATGGTATGTTGTGGTAGTTGCAGATAATTTTAATCAAAACGCAGTAAAGGAAATTACTATGAAACTTGGAAGATACAATTCAATTGGTTTTGCAATTGCAGTGCTTACAATTTGGGCATTTGTTATGTTTAGCAGCGGCCTGGCACAAGGGCAGGAGTGCATAGATTGCCGATCTGTTGGCGCAACGCGTGCAGTGTCATTATTTCAACAACCTACAGTTCGCACGTTTGAGGTAGTTGAAATGCAAACGCAACTGCAAACAGTAGAAGTAGAAGTTCCCGTTACTCGCAAATACGAGGAAATTACCTACACGCGTGAGGTGTTTGACGGAGGTCTTGGCGACTTTTTGCAGGGTGGTCCTATTAAGCGACTTCGAGAACGAATTCAAGAACGACGCCAGCAACGCGGCCGCAGAGGCAGGGTACGCGGGTTTAGCTGGGGATGCTTGGTAAACGCATTTGCAGCATACGGCCAGTGTGCAATGTCTCGCCGTAGATAAGTTTTTTAATTAAACAAAAAAAGGAACAACAATGAAAAAGTTTAGCAACATTCTTTCTGTGTTTTTGGCAATTTGGTGCTCCGCGGCCGCCGCGCAAACATTAGACGTAGAGGTGTTTGAAGCTACGGCAAAAACAAAAAAGCAGACTCAGGTTGAAATTGTGTTATACGGAGGCGAGGTAGAGCTGGGATCAACCTCGTACACAAAGGGTCGTCCAGTGGTGTCGGAGCAGTTGGCAACCGTAGTAAAGGTCAACAGCGAGGCTGCAAACATTAACCTTTTGGCTGACACAAAAGACCGATTGCCAGTTAACGTAATCAAAATTGGCAGAAACCTATTTGTTGTTGAAAACAAACAAAAAGCTTGGTGTTTAGTTCAGGCTGTTGATTTTGAAAAAAAGATTTTTCAGCAAAAACAACTGCAAATTGATCCACAAAGTTTGCCTGACGGCGGAGACGAAAGCGCGGACGTTCCGCCAATTGGCGGAGAGGGGCTAAAAGTTTTAATTGTCGCTGAACAAACAACTCTGTCATCATTGCCGGAAGCGCAGCTGCAAATCTTTTATGGGCAGGAGATGCGTCAATACCTAAACAAAGTTTGTTCGAAGGACGCTTCTACAGGCAATCCGGAGTGGAGAGTCCTTGACCCTGACACCAAATTTCCTGAGACGTGCGACTTAGTTTGGTGTAAGGCCATGGAAAGAGATCGCGGTGAATTGCCGTGGATAATTGTTTCTAATGGAAAAACTGGGTTTGAGGGCAAGTTGCCTAAGGACACAAAAGCAACAATAGATTTAATCAATAGGTTTAAGTAATGTCGTACATTGTAACTGACAGTGACATGCGTCTCGGCTCTGGGTTAATTGAGCGAGACACGATTAACGTTCCCTACGGTTCCTACGCAAAAGCTACGGCAAATTGGATTGACACGGGCATCGATCTTATTCCTCGGGCTGAATGGCCTGCGCGAATTAAAGCAATGGAACTAAGCCTAAGTCGCTTGTCCGACATGCGCAACGCTGCTGAAATACCGTCGTCGGATCAGGGCAAAGAAGGGTTTTGCTGGTGTTACAGTGCTGCCAACTGCCTGACAATGATTCGTGCCAAAAACAATCTGGATTTTGTAAAATTAAGTCCACACGCAATTGGCATGAAAATCTTTGGTCGCAATCGAGGTGCCTGGGGTGCAATGGCAATGGAATTCTTAAGCACTAACGGTTGCCCCAGTGAACAATTTTGGCCGTTGCGGTCAACAGATTTAAATCATGACACGCAACTATGCTGGGATGATGCAAAGCAATACACCGTGACTGAAGGGTGGATGGACATCGATGTTGCGGCTTACAACAGGGATGTTACGTTTGATCAAGTTATGACAGCACTGTTAACTCGCACGCCAGTGGTGCTTGATTACATGTGGTGGGGTCATTCTGTAACGGGAATGGACGCAGTTGAATTGGATTCTAGCCTTTCCCTTTCCGATCCTAATCGATGGGGCATTCGAATTTGGAATTCGTGGGGCGATCAATGGGGCGAAGATGGTACAGGTTTAGTCGTAGGCAGTAAAGCAATTCCCGACGGAGGGTGCATTGCAGCTGCCGTATCTGGAGCTTAGATATGAAAAAATGGTTTAAGTCTAAAACGGTCTGGATTGGCGTTTTGCAGATTCTTTCCGCTTTGATTTTGATTTTTGTTGATTTATTTCCGGACTCTACGATAATTTCTTCCGTGCTTTTAGCGGACGGGATAATTATGGTGGTTTTAAGGTGGATAACTGACAAGCCAATTACCTCTCCAGTGAGAGCAATGGATGGCTTGCGGCCTAAAATCGCCCAAAATCAAAAATGCAAAAGGTACATTGTTCGATGATGTTTTTACTTGCTCAAGACCCAGTTACGGTTCGTGCTTTGACAAATCCCTTCGATTATGGGCTGGCGGTAGGGACGATAATTGTGCTATTTGCTGTGCTTTGGTATTTAGGCAGGGAAACGGTCGCTAAATTTGACAAAATCAGCGCAGACAATCGCGACCAGATTGAAAAAATAATTGAAGACCATCGCGAAGAACGGAACGAATGGCGAATTGAGTCGTTAGGAAGAACGCAAAAAATTGACGATTTGTGCGACCGAATGATTCACGCTCTTGCCAGGCACGAAAACGATTAAGCCCAAGCATTTTACGCACGGAACACGGTAGGCGTAGGCAAATGAACGAGCCATTAGAAATGGTAATACTTAAGTTGCGGCAAGAATTTGAATTAAGGTCTAGGCACAGCGGTCCTGAGTTTTACGGGACATTTAAGATCGAGCTTGACATTCAAGAGGGGCAAATTCGACATGGTTCGATAAATGGCATTAAATTTTTGACTCCAAAAGAAATGCTTGACATTAAAAAACCTTGTCGGTAGACTAAAAACGCAAGGAAGTAATTCCTGCTAGGTATCTGAACTCAGAGCCATTGGCCAAAAATTTGGTCAATGGCTTTTTTTTTGTTTGGGAGCACTATGAAAGCTGTAAATCCAAAAAACAACGAGAGTCATGAGGATTTTGTGGTACGCGCCCACAAAAAGCTTATGAAAAACGTGCCTGATGCTGCCGAACGCAACGAAATCGTTTGGACAACTTGGCGCAACTCTAAGGGTTTGACAGACGCTGAAACCGCTTGTGAAAAAGAGTTTGGTGGCAGTGACAAATTTCATGTCCGCCCTAGTGTTTGTTATTTTGTTGAACACGAAACCGTTGATGGTCAGGGCAATGACGTAACATTTGGGCATGAAGACCTTGCCGAAATTACGCAAACTAATAACAAGCGAATTTCAGAGCTAAAGGCTTTTTCCGCAATTAGCGACAATCACACGCACCCCGATGATCACAGCCATGAGGGCGACCCGCCAGTTTTAGGAGCTGTAGGCTGTTACAAACTTGGCATGGTTGGCGACAAAGAACCAAAATTTGCTATTTTTGGCGATGAATACCAATACAAATCAGCAGCCTCCGATCTGGCTCGAAAACCTCGCCGATCCGTGGAGCTAATTACCTTTCACACGACTGGCGAGCGGTACATTGATCCGGTTGCTGCGCTTGGCGGCCGAGCGCCGCGCCTTGCGATGCCCACACAATACAGCGTTGAAGCGTACAGCAGCTCCGGCCGGCCGGACATTGTTCGATACCGATGCGAAACGGACAAGTATTCCGCAGCTTGTAAAAAATGCAATTGCGATCTTTCGGATTGCAAAGAGGGTGATCCCTGCCCAAAGTGTGGAGATACCGAAAAGTACGAGGTAGATTCAAGAATACCTTCGCCTCCACCTCCAAGGGGAAGTGGCAAAAAACGCAAGCAATCGGTTGCTGGTAAAATAGCGGACCCGCCTCCGCCGCCAAAAATGAGCGATGGCAAAAAACGAAAACGATCAGCTTCAGGAAAAATACCTAAACCGCCCTATCATGAAAAATTAGGCGTGTACCGCAAAAAAGGCTTGGGCGACAATGAAAAAAACGTCTATGCAGCCAATTCGGAAGCAGATGTGATCCCAAGTGACAACGCCATGGAAGGCATCACGCAAAGCTCAGGAGAACGGTTTTCAGCTGCGGCCGCCGGAGCGGCCGGTGCAGCTGCCATGGCTGGCGGGGCATCCGGCGGGGCGTATCCCTCTGGAAGCAATACGCGGCCAAAATCGACCGATTATTTCGCCAGCGATCAGCCGGCAGAAGACAATGAAAACCTAGAACAGGACAATTCCGAAATGCAAGACGTAAACGATGAAACAATTGCCAAGTTGGTAAACGCCATTGGAAACATGCCAGAGTTCACATGGGTTCGAGAGCAGATGGATGCCGAAACTGGCGGGGCGATCGAAGAAGAGCCAGCTGGCATGGGTGCCGAGGCTGACTTAGACGCTGGACTCATGGGCAGCGACGCTGTTGATGGAATGGATCAATTAAGCGGCGAATCTGATATGGATCAAAATGCCATGTTTGGAGACGCCAGCGGCGGCGAAATTGTAACGCCTCCAAGTGAAGATGTTGAGTTTGACGACCAAGCAGACTCCGATCAGTACGGTGCCGGCATGGCGCCCATGTCCACTAGCCAATATGAGGAAGAACCACAAATGTACAGTAACAGGCCGCGAAAAGGAGTTTCGGTAAGCCGATACTCAGCTCTTGAAACAAAGCACAACGCTCTTTTGAGAAGTCATAAGCAGATGCAGAAAACATTGGGCAACGTTGCTCAGCAGATGCGTCAAAATGAGCAAGAAAAAATTGACATGGATCGCTCGCAAAAAATCGACCAAGTTTGTTCGCGTTATTCAGCGATCCTTGATCCGCAGGCAGAAAAGTCTCGCTTGCTAGGTGATTCCGTTTCGCACGACAAGTTTGCTCAAGAATTGGAGCACTTGGAAGGCATTGGACATCGACTTGAGCAGACTAGCGTGACTCGAAATTCAATTCCATCGGGGCATCAAACATCTACCTATCGCGGAAACGCTGATCACTCAGTTGAGCGAAACGCTGCATGGTTTGCCAAGTGCAATGAAATCCAGCTAAACGCCGCAAACAGTAATAAGTTCCACACTTGGTCGGAGCTGGAGTCTCTCACTGATGAGGCGTTGGCAAAGTAGTAGCGTTCAAACAAGTTGTTTGATCGTTTGACCTAATTTTAAAAACAATTAAAGAGGATTTTCAGTTATGCAAGATGCTTCATTCGTTGCGGAAAGCGACATCACAATTTCATCCTTTGTCAAGCGAGGCGCAAACGACTTTGGCATGGCTCTTTGCGGAGCTGGCGATCGAGCTGACATTGGAGTAAGTGTTCAGGGTACGCAGGACACACTTCTGCCAGGCGTTACCTACACCTCGCTGATTGCCGCAAAGCAAGGCACCAGTTGCAAAATTTATGGTAACACTAAAACTTGCGAGGTGATCGCTGGCGGAGTAATTGCTGCCGGAGCTAAGCTAAAGCCGGATGCAAACGCTCATGCGGTTGTTGCTGGAACCGCAGGAGATGTGTTTTCTGCAATAGCAAACAGTGACGCGGCCGCCGCCGGCGAACGTGTTAGCGTGACAGTACAATACGGCGTTATTTAATCGCCAACATTTCGTGGGCACTGCATTAGCAGTCCTTTTCGTTTTAATTTAAATCGCCGAACTAACAGAGGTTAATACTATGGCTGACGCAGGCCCACAGATGTATCCTGGCCAATCCAACACATACGTGAAGGATCACCAAGCATCCAATTACTTGATTACGCAATTTTCGCGTAACGTAAAAGACTTTCCATTGAACAGGTACGTTCAGTATCAGGAAATCAACAAAGACACTGGTTATTACCTGCGTCTGAACGTTGAACAGGCAGGTCGCCTTAAAGATGGCAACCTGAACAAATACCATTGGCCAGATTCAGCGGATCGGCCGCGAAATCATGACGGAACTGAAAAGTTCAATTGGGTTGACTTCCGTGCCCAACGTTATGATTACGGTTTCCTTTTGGGGTGGAAAAGTCGCGACCAAGCTGGGTTTGACTTGCAGGACGTAGAGCTTGCAAACCAAGCCCAATTGGCCATGACCGGCCGAACTCGCCGCATTCATGAAGC